AGGGCGTAATTAAGCCTGCGGCTTATCCATGTCTGATGAACAACAAACCCAAGAGTCTGCGACTACTGGGGTTGAAGCTGAAGCGTTGCAGCGCAGCGTAGAAGCACTAGAGCGCAAGAATCAAGAGTTGATTGCAGAGCTGCGTGCAGCAAAGAAATCCAAGGCGCCTGATGGGGTCAATGTTGATGAACTGCTGGAGTTCAAGCGCAACTACGAGCAGCAGCAGCTCGAATCACAAGGCAAGTATCAAGAAGCCCGGCAGGCTCTGGAGCAGCAGTTCCGTGAGGCGACGGCGGAGAAGGACCAGCGCATCGCAACACTTGAATCCCGCGTCCGCGAACTAGAGCTGGTCACGCCAGCAGTCACGGCATTGGCTGACATCGTGCATGATCCTGACCTTGTGCTGAAGACCAAGCTGTCGCTTGATGCGATCCAGCGCGAAGCAGATGGCACCGTTGTGGTTGTTGATGGCTACGAGCGCAAGCCTGTCGCTGAATGGGCCAAGACACTGCCGGCATGGATGCAGAAGCAACCCAAGCCACAAGGAAGCGGCGCACCAACCGGTGGCAGCAATGGCACCATTCCGGCTGGCACGAGCAATCCATTCAGCCGCGATACATTCAACCTCACAGAGCAGTCGCGGCTATTCCGTACAGACCGCGACCTGTATGAGCGGATGAAAGCTGCAGCTAACCGTTAGCATTTAAGTGTCTGCTCGTGATGGCTGCGCCACACAGAGCCTAGGGCTGCGCCCACATCCGTAAACCCTTTTTGAGGATTAGTCATGGCGACTCTTCGCTCTGACATCATCATCCCCGAGGTATTTACGCCTTACGTCATTGAGCAAACCACTCAGCGCGATGCCTTCCTGGCTTCCGGTGTGGTGCAGCCTCTGGCGGAGCTGAATGCCACCGAGGGCGGTGATTTCATCAACGTTCCCTTCTGGAAAGCCAACCTTTCCGGCGATTTCGAGGTGCTGACCGATAGCACCAGCCTTACCCCTGGCAAGATCCAAGCTGACAAGCAAGTCGGCGTGATCCTGCACCGTGGCCGTGCTTTTGAATCGCGCGACCTAGCAGCTCTTGCTGCCGGTTCCGACCCCATGGCCGCCATCGGCGCCAAGATCGCTGACTACATCGCTAACCAGCGCCAAAAGGATCTGCTGTCCTGCCTCGGCGGTGTGTTCGGCAGCCTGGGATCTACCTCCAGCTCTGCCGCTTTCTTTGGTCTGACCATTGATGGCGAGTCTGGTGATACCCCCACCACGCTGAGCCCCCGCCACGTTGCCGAAGCCCGCAGCCTGCTGGGCGATCAAGGCGACAAGCTGGCCGCTGTTGCCATGCACTCCAAGGTCTATTACGACCTGGTTGAGCGCAAGGCCATCGACTACGTGACCGAGACAGACGCACGTCTGACCTCTAGCGTCACTGATTTCGTTGGCGGCAGCATCGCTGGTGCCTACGGTCCCGTGAGCGTGCCGACCTACATGGGTCTGCGCGTGATCGTGTCTGACGATGTGCAGACCGATGGCAGCGGTTCTTCGACCGAATACGCCACCTATTTCTTCACCCAAGGCGCTGTTGCCAGCGGTGAACAGATGGCGATGCAGACCGAAACCGATCGTGACATCCTCGCCAAGAGCGATGCCATGTCAATCGACCTGCACTACTGCTACCACCCCGTTGGCGCTAAGTGGGCGGTGACTACTGCCAACCCCACTCGCGCTCAGCTGGAAACGGTTGCTAACTGGTCGAAGGTGTACGAGCTGAAGAACCTCGGCATCGTGCGCGCCACCAACACCTCTAACTTCGATTGAGGTAACTAACCATGGCACAACCTTCCCAGTTTGAACTGTCCACCGAGCAGTATCTCGAAGCCACTTTTTACGGCGCATCCTCGATTGCCGACGTGCAATTCTGGGCTGCTCCGGTGAAGTGCCAAGTGGTTGCAGTGCGTGAAGTGCACGCCGTTGCTGGCGACGACGCTGGTACCGTTACAGGCACCGTTCGCCGCTGCCAAGGCACTGAGGCCGCCACTGCTGGTGATGACCTGCTCGGCACCACCAAGATCAACCTCAAGGGCACCGCTCTGACCGAGCAAACTCCTGCCCTGACCAGCACCACTGCCAACCTGACGCTTGATGCAGGCGATCGCCTGTCTCTTGATGTCACCGGCACCACCACCACCCTGGCTGGCGTGATCCTGACCGTGCTGCTGAAGCGCGTCTGATGGGCATGTTCGCCTTTCGGCGACTGCGTGAACTGGAGGCTGCTTCTAACGAGGCAGCCTCTCTTTCTATTGCAGAGCCCACACTTAAACTTGAGATGACGGAGCCACCCAACGATGGCAATAGCAATCAACGCAACCGTAGGGTCGGCAAGCGCAAACTCCTACCTGACGCTGGCAGCAGCGCAGGAGATCATTGATGGCTTTGTGCAAGATGCTGATGTAACGGCATGGGCATCAGCTACTACTGACCAAAAGAATCGAGCGCTGTTTACCGCTACCCAACGCTTGGATCGTGAGCGGTTTCTAGGCGCACGCGCTACTGATACGCAGGCGCTGCAGTGGCCGCGTACTGGGGTGCGCAAGCCTGACACCTACATCAATACGTACGCTGTCGGCTTTCCGTTTCGCATCACGACGGACTACTACACCGACACTGAAATTCCGCAGCAGGTGCAGTATGCACAGGTTGTGCTGGCCACTTATCTCAACAACAACCCTGATGGCATTGGGTTGAGCGGGCTGGAAGACTACAAGAACGTCAAGATTGGCAGCATTGACGTGACTCCTAACCTCGGTTACGGCGCTGTTGGTGTTGACAAGGTGCCGCCGCTGATGGAGCGATACCTCACAGGGCTTAGAATTAGCGGACCAGGCAACTTCTCTATCCGCAGGAGCTAACCATGGACGAGTACAGCATAGGTTTTGAGTACATTAGCGATACCGCCGCCCATGCCGGTAGGTTTTACAAGCTGTATGCAGTTGCTGATGCCGTAATCAGCACAGCTACCGTGCAAAATGCAACTGGCAATGCGTTTACCTCCGTACCGCTTGGCGCAGGCGACGAGATTGAAGGTGTATTCACCAGCGTGACTCTGGCATCCGGCAAAGTCGTCGCTTACAAGATCTAGTCATGAGTGATCCTAACTTTTTCGGCATTGATTACTCGATAGGGGCAACCTTTTTCAGTGATACCACCACCCGCGTGGGCCGCTGGGGTGCGATTCATTTCACAAGCAACACCCAAGTCGATACCATCATCGCGCAGAACTACGACGGAAACACAATATCTGGCCAGTCGTTCAGCGCTGCAACCACGCTGTACGGAGTCTTCACGAGTATTAAGCTGCAGAATGGCCACTGCGTCGCTTACAAGCTCTGATGGCATTAGCTAGTCCGCTACGCAAGGTTGCCAGCAAGCTGATGGCAAAGTTTGGCGGTGTTGCCACCATCCGTCGGGTCACAACTGGCTCGTATAACGCCACCACTGGCACCGTCACTGAAACCACCGCCGACACTGCAGTACGTGGCGTGTTGGAAGATGTCAACCTGCGCGAGGTTAATGACCTAATCCAAGCTGGCGACAAGCGACTGTTGATTGCAGCGGCTGATATTGCCAACGCACCCACCACTGCCGATGAAGTGCTGATTAGCAGCGTGACGCATCAAGTGATCGAGGTTCGCACGATTGAACAGGACAACACCCCGATCACCTACGAACTGATCCTGAGAGCATAATGGCGCGCACGATCCGGGTTGCTGATATTGGTGATTACGCCAGCCAGCAGATGGAGAAGCTGCTGCGGGTTGCGGTGTTTGAGACTGATGCTCGTTTAAAAGCCGCCAGCCCTGTTGATACTGGACGCTTTCGTGCTAGTTGGCAGATTGGCGAAAACGCAACAGCGCCAGCGCCGGATTATGAAGGTAACCAGGGCGGACGCAATGCAAACATCCCCCCGCCAGTGCGCATTAATTATCAACGCGAGAAACTAGGCAACGTGTATAGCGTGCACAACAATCTGCCGTATGCAGAGCCTCTTGCCAATGGCAGCAGCAAGCAAGCGCCAGCAGGTTGGGTGCAAGGCATCGCTAAAGACATTCAAGGGTTTGTGCAAGTCAACGCTGAACGCATCGGGAGGGAATCGTGAGCAGCACCTACAACGATGTTCGCGCCGCCATTGAAGGGCGCATCGCAACGCAAATGGCACTGTCGCCTGCGTATCCGGTCAGCTATCAGAACGTGCCATTCGCGCCACCCAACAACACGCCATGGGTGCAAGCGTTCATCCGCTTTGGCGATAACAGTTACGCCACGCTGACTAGCTTCAACCGTCAGACTGGCACGCTGGTGGTCAATGTCTTTACGCCGCAGGGTCAGGGCACTGCTGCTAACTTCACCATTGCAGAGCGGCTAAAGGATTTGTTTGATCGCGCCAAGTTTTCAAGCATTATCTTTGATGCAGCCTCAGGGCCAGTGCAAGTAACACCAGCAGCGCCTGAGCCTTACTTTCAAACCCAGCTAACTGCTACGTTTGAAGCGTATCTAGACTAACGGTAGCCACTACCGTTCACAACATGGCTGTTACTGTTTTATCCGGTACGTCCGGCGCTCTCTACTACAAACCCGCTGGCACCAACGGCAACTTCCCCGAATCCGGCGTCAATGCCAGCACTGATGTCATCACCGTTCAGCCGTACCTGAACTTCAAGGCTGGCGATCCGGTCAAGTTCCGCGTTATCAATAGCCAAACCGGCGGATCTGGATCCGGCACGCTGCCGGCTCCCATTGATGCAGCTACCACCTACTACGTGCTGAGCTACACCGCAGCTACTGGCGCGCTGACGGTTTCGACCGCTGCTGGCGGTACCATCCTTGCCATCACCGATGATGGCACAGCCGTGGCACCTAACGAGTTCGAGGTGTACTACGCCGACTATGCCGCCGTTGGCCAAGTGCAGTCATGGTCGTTTGAGATCAGCCGCGCTGAGATCGACGTGACCACCATCGGCCAAACCGCTGGCCAGTATGCGCCTTTCCGCGCTTACATTCCTGGCTTCGCCGACGGCAACGGCACCGCAACGATCTACGTCACCAACGAGGACGCTGCGCTGTCCAATCGCATGGTGGAAGACGTGCTGCAGCGTCAGCAGGTTGGCTGCGGCTTCAAGCTGTACACCGACAAGCAAGGCACCGAGGCGCTTAGCCGCAGCATTGCCATGGATGCCGTGCTGCTGACCGCCAGCCTGAATATCAACCCTGATGACGCTCAGCAGGTTGAGATCACCTTCCGCCCGGCCGGTGCACCTACTTTTGACTTCAGCACTTCTGCTTGATAGTTGAACGGCCCCGGCTTATGCTGGGACCACCCACATTTATTGCATGGCATCATCTGCACTGGCGCGGCTGAAAAAAGCAGCCAATCTTCAGCCAATTAAGCGCGTTGTAACACTCAACGATGGATCTACGTTTGAGTTTTATGCCACGGCTTTGACCATGGCAGAACGTGAGCGCGCGCAGAAGATGCCTGGTGGCGATGATCCCAATGGCTTTGCGTTGAACCTGCTGGTAACCAAAGCAGCCGACGATGCCGGCCAGCGGTTGTTTCAGGCTGGTGAAATTGCTGAGTTGAAAAACGATGTGCTTGACAGTGACCTGCAAGCCATGATGCTCGCCATCATCACCAACCCAGAGGAAGCTGAAACCGACATGAAAAGCACTGAAAAAGGAGTTAAGTAAAGACAACCTGCTACTGCTGCAGCTTGGAGTTGCAAAAGAGCTGGGTTACACGCTAGCCCGGCTCAACCGTGAGGTAACACTTGAAGAGCTGCTGCTTTGGTCTAGCTATTTTGAGCTTCAGAATGAAGAGCAGGATCGTAGAATGAAGCAACGCCGTAGGTAAGTCGTGTCGGTTGTCGCCAACGTTGCTATTAACGTCGACAGTCGTGACGCAGTTAGCAAACTTCGGCAGGTTGAGTCGCAGGCAAAAATTACCGAGCGGGCGTTTGAAGGGTTGTCTTCAGCCCTTGCTGCGTTTGGAGCTGGTTTTGCTATCAGCAAGGTTATTCAAGACGTAAGAGAACTAGATACAAATATCCGCCGTCTTGCAACGGTTGGCGTAGATGTAGCCAAGATTAATCCTGCGCTTTCGGCTTTAAGTAAAGAACTTGGAGGCGTTGCTAGCAAGGCAGAGTTAGCAGCAGCTTCCTATCAAGCCGCATCTGCTGGCTTTAGTGATACTGCTGGCAATGTTGAAATTCTACGTGCTGCAACAAAAGCCGCCGTGGGTGGATTGGCTGATGCGCAAGCTGTAACCGAAGTGCTTGTAAAAACCCTTAATGCTTATGGGTTAGCGGGCACAGAAGCGACAAAAGTAACCGATAGCATTTCAAAAGCCATTGAACTAGGTAATCAGGAATGGACTGATTACACTAGCCAGCTTGGCCGTGTTGTTTCTGTTGCGTCACTTGCTGGTGTCAACCTAAACGAAGTAAACGCATTTATTGCCGCTGCCACTAAAAACGGCGCGACCGCAGAAATTGCATTTACTGGTCTTGGCGCTGCCTTTAATACCCTTTTGCAGCCTACCAAGGAGAGCACGGAAGCTGCAGCAGCGTTGGGAATCCAATGGAACCTTGGAGGCTTGCAGGCAAAAGGGTTTACCGGGTTGCTTGAAGATCTATCCAAAAAACAAGACGCAAATAAAGAAACAGTTGCTCGATTGCTTGGATCACAGGAGGCAATGCGGGGCGTATTTGCTGCCAATGCAAAAGGTGGCAAAGATTATCAAATGATTTTAGAGCAACTGGGCTCGGCCGCCGGTAAAACCGATAGCGATTTTAAGACTATGAAGGACAGCCTTGATAATCAACTCAAGGCGCTTGATACGGCATTTAAGAATTTAAGCGAAGCATTAGGGAGGGCATTTGGGCCGGCGGTTGTTTCAACTATTGGAGATGTCACGGATACAGTCAATGCTTTTGCTGATGCAATCAATGCTGTGCCTCAACCAGTTGCAACAGCAATCGCTGAAATTGTCAAAATCGTTGCGCAAATGATTCTGCTGCAAAAAGCAATCCAAGGAATTATTGCTTTGCGTGCCGGTTTTGTTGCTGCAATGACTGGCATGGCGGCAACAACAGCCGCAACAGGAGCAGCCGCAACAGCTAGCTCTTCTGCTTTTGCTCTTTATACAGCAAACACTAGAACGCTTCAAGCTGCTGCTGCAACTGCAACGCCAACGCTGGCTGGGTTGCGCGGTGTATTAGCAAGCCTAGCCTCTATTGGCACTATTGCGATTGCCGTCAACATCGCCGTTTACGGTATTCAAGCTGTTATGCAGGCTAGGGCAGAGCTTGACCGCTTGCGTGGTGCTAGGCAAGCAGGTGGAGCGGCTGCTGCATTTGGTGGGAGCGCACCTGAGTCAGCGAAAGAAGTACAAAGAAAAGTTCTTGAACAAATCAAAGCTGAGCGCGAAAAAAATCTACCTATGCAAGCCATTGGAGCAATCAGCGGCTTTGGTCGTGGCTTAGGTAATACACGAGAGCAAATTCTTGCTGAACGCGAACGGTCTGCGCGCGCCGTGTTGGCGTTGCCGACACGAAAAGCGCAAACCAGCGGACTTCCAACGCTAACGCCAACGCCTCAATCGGCAATGCCAGGCAAAGAAGATAAAGCCACAAAAAAAGCAAAAGACAAAGCAGCAGAAGAGGAAGCCCGTATGCAGGCTCGCCTGCGCGGCTTTGTTATTGAAACAAATGCAATTCAAAAGCAGCAACAAATACGCGACAAAATTACGCAAGCCGAAATTGCTGGTGACAAACAGTTAGCAACAAGATTACAGGGCGAAGAGCGGACGCAACAAATTCTTGCCTCCGTGCAGGGTAATTTGGTTGGCATTACTGATGAGCGCGAAAGGCAAGCAGTGCTTGCAAAGGCGGCAGCTGAAATTGATGCTGTGCAGTCGCAAACCGCAGGCGAGCTAAACAAACTAGAGGCTGATCGCTCAAAAGCGATTCAAGATGTAATTGCCGGATTTGATATGGAGTTGCTTAAACTTCAAGCAAATACGGATATTAAAAAACAGGCAATACAGTTTTTAGAAATTGAAAACCAACTAAAGGCCCAAGGAATTATCCTAACCGATCAAGACGCCGAAGCGATCCGCCGGAAGATTGCAGAAGTTCAAAAACTCACCAAGGAGCAAGAGGCGGCAAATGCCAAACTTCAAATGGAGAAAGATCTATATGACAGCATCTCGAGCACCATTGCTGGTGCTTTTAGTGGCGCGATTGATGCTGCAGTCAAGGGAACCGAAAGTCTTGGCGATGCGTTAAAAAGCTTGGCTGCTGATGTTGCTGCCACGATTGGCAAAATGCTCATTATGTATGGCATTGCTCAAGCACTTGGCGCTCTTGGTGGCTCGGATGGCGTTGGCGTGTTTTCATTCCTTGCCAAAGGGTTTGGGTTTAAGGCTGCAAAAGATGGCGCCTACTGGCCCGGCGGCTTCCAAGCCTTCGCGGACGGTGGCATGGTTACCAAGCCCACCATGGGCCTAATCGGCGAAGGCGGCGAACCGGAATACGTCATCCCCGCTAGCAAAATGCGCGGTGCCATGAGTCGCTACGCCGCTGGCACCCGCGGTTCAGCCGTCATTCCTAGCAACGGCACCAGCGCAGAAGGCGGCGGCACAGCAACCTCCGCAATGGAGCCTATCGACGTCCGCTACAGCGTGGAACGCATCAACAATGTGGACTACGTTACGGCTGACCAGTTCAGAGCCGGCATGGCACAAGCTGCCCAACAGGGCGCTATCCAAGGCGAACGCCGCGCCATGCGCAGCCTGAAAAACAGCGCTGCCACACGTAGAGGAGTCGGCATCTAATGGAATACGCCTACGGCCACCTGCTCGACATCGGCCCCAGCGGTCAATCCGCGCAGTACCGCTTCCAGAATTACGCGATTAACCAAAACGTAGATGGCTACCTGTTCCTACCGTTCAGCTTCGGTGGCGCGGTAGCCACCCTCCAGGGCGACAACCTCGATGCCACGCTCCAATTCGCAAACACAAAAATGACTAGCGCGTGGATTGTCGAGGCACTCGATAACCTATGGGTTGCCAAGGTCACCACGGTGCTCTGGGAACCCTCCACTGGAGCAGTCCAGCGCACCCTTTACACCTACTGGGGCACCTGCTCTAGCGGCGGCTGGGACGAGGTCAACATCCAAGTCAGCTTGAACTCAGTGCTCGATGCTGTGCAGGCCAACATCCCTGGACGCCGGTTGCATCGTTGGCAAGTCGGCAGCATCCCGTTTACAGCTCAAATCAGTGTGTGAGCATCTGATCGGCCGACGCTATGAATACGGCGGTGACGATTGCATCCATTTGGTCGTGGACGCCTTAAAAGCGCTAGGCAAAAATCCGCCAGAAGTCGCGGAGCACTGGTACGCCTTGACTCCGCGTGGCATCTTGCGGGAGCTGTCGGTTTACTGCGACACTCTGGATGCTCCCATCTACGATGGTGACATCATTCTGTTTGGCGCCAAGCCACCTGAATTCGGAGTCCAATGGCAGAGTGGCATCCTATTCATAAACCCCTTAATTTCCGCAGTGGACTGGAAACCGGTGGGCAGTCTTATGATCCGCCGCTCCTACCGTATGAAATCGCGCTAATTGAGGCGCTGGGTTGCACTGAACAGGAATACAAAGAATTTGTCCGTTACGCACGCGATGCAGCTTATGTGCGTCCGGCTGAATACGACAATATCCCGGAAGTTGTTAACGGCCCGATTGTTCCAATACTGATTAACGTTGCAATCGGTTTAGCGCTTACCGCCGTCAGCATCTTGCTG